TGTCTGAAATCGTCTGTAAATTGATTACAGAGGGGTTCTAAGATTTAATCCTCATAATTAAATTCACACCCGAACTCTGTAGGCAACGAGTGTGTTGATGCTGAAAAAATTAAAAGGCTAGTCCTAGAACTAACATTTTAACCCTTTGTGCAATATGCACAAATATTATAAATAAAGGAGATTTTATTGAAATTGTGCAAGTTGCACAATTACTTACTATCATCAACAACTGTAAACTCACCCTCGAGTGGTGCTTCTCTGTTCCAATCAAGCTTAATAGTTACGAACTTATCATCATTATCTTTGTCTTGTACGTCTATAATACGTTTAGCAAGTTCTTTAGCAGCATTTGTTCTTTCTCCTAAAGGTGCATCAAGCCCAAATTGGTCTTTAATCTCACCACGCATTACACTTGTAAAGTATCTTAATATCTCATCTCTATCCGCAATAGACTGATTATGATATAGTTGTGTTCTATAAGCTATCTCATCAGCTATATAAGGTAAATCTAATAGATTATTAGCCTTTGTATTTAAGTTCTTTACCTTAAACCCAGCTTCTTTAACAGCAACCTTTTTATTTCCAGTTTCCATATAAACATCAATGAATCTAGCTTCTCTATAAGTCAGTTTATGCTTTGTGTGAGTCACTAAGCTGTTTCTATGCTTTTGGGTAGTTGTTATCGGTTTTGTAACAGGTCTACCTGCCTTTAATTCATTCAGCTTATATTCAGTATCCAACTTTGTAGACATACCGCTGTCATACGTGATGGATAAATTACCTTTATCGTCTTTACTTAACATTATTTATCACCACCCTTATTAAGCTTATTATAGTATTTAGTCTTTGCTTCATTCCATAATGGATTATCAGTAGGAACTTCTCTTCCTTCAAGTTCATAAAGATAATCCCTTAAAAAGAAAAGCACCTGTATTCTTGAATAGGTGCTGAATAATTCAATACTATCTTTTCTACTTTTTCCCGATTCTTCATCTATAATAGCCTTTTTAACGTGAAAGCAAGTTACAGGTCTATTTTGCTCTACTGAATAGAATTGTGATGTAGTAAGTAGAATATGCTCACCTTTCACATTTAAGGCTAACTGAAGCTTTTTAATCATCTGCACTAATGTCATATATTAGCCTCCTATTAATTTAATAGCTGGGGTAATAGGAATCGAACCTATATATCAAGAGTCAAAGTCTTGCGTACTAACCTTTATACTATACCCCAAGAAGAAGGATGTAAAGGAACACATGAGAACATTGAATTAATTGTGTAGGGGGTTTTATTATATTGTTATTAGGGTTTTAAGAAGTGCTCCCCTACATCCTTTAAATATTGTATAACGAAATTGATGATATGTCAACCACTAGATTGTGTTTACTATAAAGTCATGTATAGCTATTGATTCATCTAATAGTCCTGTTTTTATATTAACTTCGATATTATGTAATAATTTAAGCATATAAGCTAGTTCACCTGACTTATAATTACCTAAATATTTACTAGCACATTTAATTTGCCATTGTGTAAGTCCTGTTGTCTTTTCTATATTATTAGATTCACACACCTGTACTTGAAATAGCTGTTTTATATTAGTATGTAATAAGCTTAATATTGCAAGATTAGAAGTTCCGAAATCCTCACATTCTTTAAGCAAATCAAAAGTTAATCTTATGTCCCTAGATAAATAAGCACCTATAAAATCAAATATAACGTCTTTAGGGGATAAATATATATCCTTGCTATTTAAAAGGCTTTTAAACGCATCAGAATGATTGATATTTTTAGCTTCTGCATAAGACTTAATCTTATCCACCTCTAACAATATTCTTCCAAGGTCGTTTTCACAAATATCGCATAAAGCACAACAGTCTTGTGCTGATAATTCTGCTTCTTTCTGAATATGTCTAGTAAGCACATCTTTATCCATAGGATTAAACTCTATAATATCATCTTTATATGTCTTATAGAATTTTGACCGCTTATCTTGTTTAGATAAGATTAGAACAACCACACAACCATTTCTGATTGATTTTAAGGCACTTTGTACCTTTTCATTGCTTATTATATCCTTATCATCAAAAAACACATATATGCTATTCATAGATAAAAGAGAAGTTGTAAATAAGCTTTGATAGATATCAGATAAGTTATCAGGATATACAACATTAGCGTTATTTATTTCCGCAATCTTTTTAATATATATCTTTTGAGCATAGTGTTCTTCGCCAGCAAAGATATAAAAGCTTTTTGTGGTTTTATTTTTAATATCTTCTTTTAATTCCTGTATACTCAACTTAACCACACCTTTCTTAAGGATAATACCCATGTATCAAATAATAAGGCTTTATTTATACCCTTAATCTTAAGTTCAGATAAATAATGCTCAGTTATTGATATTCCATGTATATAGTGTTCGGCATTGTCAAAGCCTCTCATCTCAGTCATACAAACATAATTAAACATATTAAAGAATAAGTCTAACGGATATTTATCTTCCTCATCTTTAAATGCTATTTTTTGTGCGATTTTAAGTGCGTTTGAACAACTTACTTCCGCTACATTATCCACAACATTTTCAACAAAGGAATGAAAAGCAGGCATATCAAACTTCATATATCTATCTATTTCATATGGTGTTGTAGCAAGATTCATTACAAGACATTTCTGCGTCTTATATTTAGAATCAAAGTATTCTTCAAGTTCATATCCCTTATATACTTCCATATAGAATACCAGTGCTCTACTTCTTATTGTAGGTAAAACAGCATTGATATCTGATACAGTCATGATTATATAATTATCATTAGGAACTTCTTCCGTTGTCTTAAGAATACTATTTTCAGCGTTTACTGACATTGTATCACCATCTGGAATTAAAAGAACTGAATCATGTACTCGTGTAAGTAAATCCGTCATACTTCTTATCGTATCAACTTTTACATCCTCGCACACTAGCAAGTTCTTTCCAAATTCTTGTACCAACTCTGTAGACAATGTGCGTCTGCCACTACCAACTTTTCCCACAAGAATCGTAAAGCGTGGAAATTTACCACGCTTATATAATTCATAAAGTTTATTATGTAATCTGTTCTGTCCAATCATATTATTCGCCCCCTAATAGAATAAGTGTTGCCTCTACAACATATTTAGGATTATCACTGTACCTGATATCTGAATTTAATTTAGTCATTTTATCAAGAAATGACGTAATTAAATCAAATGATGACGAAATTGACCTTAACCAATTCTTATTAGATTCAGATAAATACATTGTATATTCAAAAGAATTAGTTAATATATATTTACAGACATCTAATAGAAAATCAGTAAATTCTTTTATGAATACCTTTAAATCAGCACCACTATTATGAATCTCTTCAATGATTTCTATGATATCTTTCTTTTCACCGCCTAATAAAGCCTCACAAAGTTCTACCATAGTTTGTGGGTTAGTCTTATTTAATGCTTCAACAACACTATCAAGTGTTAGATGCTTGTTATGAGAAATACATTTATCTAGCATTGTTATTGCATCACGTAGCCCACCATTAGCAAGTGTGGTAATATAACTTAATGCTTCTTTTTCGTAGGTTATCCCATCATTCTCTTTATCTATAATCCCCACAAGTCTATCATAGATACCTTTATTAGGTATTCTTTGAAAATTATATCTTTGCACACGAGAAAGAATTGTCTTTGGTATCTTTTGTGGGTCAGTAGTTGCAAAGATAAATATAGTCTTTGCTGGTGGCTCTTCTAATAGCTTAAGAAACGCCTGCCACCCAGTTAAGGATATGGAATGCGCTTCATCTATTATAAATATCTTATACTCACTATCAATGCTTTTAGTCTGTGCTTGACTAACAATCTCTCTAACATCATTAACACTGCTGTGTGATGCAGCATCAATCTCAATAGGAATACCTTTATAGCCATTTATTTCATTGGCAAATATCCTAGCACAAGTTGTTTTTCCAGTACCAGCACTGCCACAAAATAAATAAGCATTTTTAATTGTGTTAGTTACAAGCTGATTCTCGAGAATAGCCTTTGTACTTGATTGACCTACCACATCTTCAAATGTAGTAGGTCTATATTTAATAGCTAGTGTTGTACTCATAATCATTTTCCTTTCTTTTATTAGTCCTCGTACGTAATTCTTGGGAAAGATTTTGATAAAGGTTTATTAATATCATCTTGCCAATATCCGTTGTTTACGAGTATTATTGCTTTTGTGATATGTAAGCTTAACGTGTCTGCATTAGGGTTATACTGCTTGTATATATCCCATATCTTTTCTACTTCCTCAGCTATTGCCTTTTCACATTCTTCTCTAGTCATTATTTTCCTCCTTGCACCACTTCTTGAAGATATTATTATAGTTACCTTTGTTAAGACCTAAAATCTTCTTAGTGATAGCCATAGCAAGTCCTTTTTCCTTATCAAAGTTTTCACCACTTGCCTTTACTACTGTCTTTGTTCCATCTTCCCAAAATACAATAGTTGCTGGCTTATTAAATATTACTCTCTTAATCTTGAACTTATCTCTAATCATACGTCTTTCCTCCACCTCTTTAAAAACATTTGCTAGCCTACTAATCTCCCGCATAGCATTGTTAGGATAATCACCTTCATATGTAATGTAAGATGATTTAAACATACTGAAGTCCATATTAATTTTCCTCCTTTAAATAATCTAAAAGCTTTTTGAATAGTTTTTCATCTATGATATAATGCTGTTCACCATCACCAAAATCAATGACAACCGCACTATAATCCTTATGCATTGCAAAGGCTTCTTCTTTATTCTTATCAAACCACTCTTTATGTAATGTGAATGTTTTTCTAAATTCTGTGGTTGTCTTACATTCTAGTATCCAATTAGGTAAGGTTATATCACCCTTAAAAAATTTTGTTGCACCACTATTAGCAGTTTGTTTTCCACCAACTTGTTTAGCAACTTTCTTTTCTTGCCTATCTGAAAAAAATCTTGTTGGTCTATTCATAACTTCCGTAGTACCCCATCTCGCCTTTGAACTTTCTAAACTGTTTGCATAGCGCATCATACTCTACTTTTCAAGTTTTATAACTGGTGCATCTATCATGACACCCACGACATCTATTTTTACAATCCTTACAAGGATTACTTCTTTTCTTTGTTCCTAGATTCATAAAACTCCTCCCAACCGCCTATTGGCTTTAAATATTTTT